AAGAATAATCTCAGAGCAGGGATTAGTTCCAAATTCATGATTTGGATTTCTACGATCTCCTAGTTTTGCCACAGTTTTTTGTGCTGCTGAACGGTTAAATATCCCACGCTCGCCGCTTTTGCTTTTATAGAGAGAGATCCACTCTTCCATAAAAGTTCCAATTTCTGGCTTTTCCTTATAGGCAACCGAATTGTTTGCCAAGGCTCGTTGTCCATTTTGTTCCCACCAAGCACCGCTTTTAGCTTCTCGCATTCTTTCGTCTGTGAGATTAGACAATGAAATAAGAGCAGAGCGTCTAACGCCTCCAACAACGACAATCTCTGCGATTTTGCAAACAACATCGTGGCATTCAATGGAAGTAAGTTTTCTTCCTGCCGCTCTTTTAAAAGTATCCACGGTAAATTGAAAGAGATCTTCAAGAGGTCTTGGCCCCGAAGCTCTACCACCAAAGGTTTTGAGTCTAGCCCCAGAAGGACGAATTTTTGACAAGTCCCATTTAGGAATTTGACCTCCAATAAGTAAGGATAATAATTCTCTGTACGCTTTAGCCCAACCAGCCTTACTGTCCTGTACCACAATAACGGTTTCTGAATTAGAAAAGTTTTCAGCGATTGTAGGAAGTTTTTCAACATATTGTCTCTCCACAGAAAAACCTACTCCTGTACCACACATCAAAATGTATAGAATTTCATCAAATGATCTGATATTGTTTACTGCGACATATGAACAATTATATCCTGCTGTATTGTCTCTCTTTAAAGCCTCACCAGCGGTCATCAATGCTCTCATGGATGGCATTATTTCCAAGTTGAGAACTGATTCTTCTAACTCGTTTCTTAATGCTGTTGGAATTTTATAATTATGATTTTTTAAAAGATGATCCTCAAAAAAATCAAAATAACGATTAACTGTCTCAGGCCAAGATTCTCTTCTATTTTCTTCCTCTAACCATCTAGAATATCTTGACTTGTAAATAAACTCTTGATAAAGTGTTGGTAAATTGTTCATAAAAACCTCGTCTTCTATTTATTCTGGTTGTAGAGCCTTCCAAGAGACGGGGAACAATGGCTCTATTAACTCCCCAATTGCCTTCGCGTAATTTTGAACTTCCCACTGTGCATGTGCTTCAATTCTTTGCACATACACCCTAGAAAATGCTGAAAGTGAACCTGTCCACCACCATTCAGTATATAATGATTGTGGCAATGCCGCTCTTGCTTGCTCTGGTGCGACTCCACAGGACAAAAGTTCTTCATAAACTTCTAAAGAATCATCGCATAAATTTGTAAAAATATCTGTCAAATATGAAGGGGATTGAATAAAGCCAGAACTTCCCTGTTTTGCACCATTAGTTGGTGCGGATCTCCAAAATGGAATATAAAATTCTGGTTTATCAGTAACATACCTACGGGAAATTTCATTCATAACCAAACCGACTTGATGCTTCCCAAGTTGAGCACGAACAAATATTGGAGCCTTGATTCTCAAAGTAATTTGTGGATGTGCGAACGGAGTCCAATGCTGATGTTTGGCTAGATATTTAATTAATTTAACATCTCTCTCTGAAAGACTTTTACTGGGAATGTGTGAATCTGCAATATCCCATTCACTTTCCTTATTAAAGGAAACTCTAGCAGCATTCACAACTGTTAAATCAGAACCCATCCAATCTACAAGTTCGACATGACCATTATCTAGAACATTAATCTTCTTGTTTTCCATCATCCTCATCCTTGACATAATTTAATTTTATTCCCTGAACATCTTCTTCTGTGAATGTTTTTGCATAATCACTGGCTCTCTTAAAAAGCTCTGGATCATTATTCTTTATATAATATGCAAAATGCTCATTGAACTTTAAAAAAGCTTCCATAATTTTTTGGGCTTTATAGTCGTTTTTATCAGAATCGTCTTCGTATTCTTCTTTATAATTCATATTTTTTTCCATTTATTAAATACAAGTTTGGCTCTTAGACCATCGTAAATATTGTTCATAATTATACCATAAACATCCAAATTGGCAAGAACCATTTCATTTATATCCTTTTGTCTTACGGATTTTGGAAATATGCATACTTTTTTGTTTTGACTTATCAAATGATCCATCAGGGAAACTACTTCAATATTATACGGTTGATTATCCAAAATATACACAGCATTTGAATCATCGATCTCTTTGGAGATATTTCTCATCTTTGATAAACCAAGAGTGGCTAATCCATTTGAAACAAACATAGAATCAAATGGACCCTCCAATATGAAAAATTGTTTATTTGTATCAACCCTTGAATAATTAAAGTAGCAAGAAGATTCATTTTTCTTTAAGGTAATATACTTCATTTTGGAATTTTTATCAAATGATCTACCTTGAATTCCACAAAGACCATTTGTCGAGATACAGTCTTGCCTTATGGGATGATGGGAGTTTTTCAATAGCCTGTAAAGAATTTACAGTGGCTTCTTTTTGGTCTTCTGGTTTCCTATAAACAACCTCCTGATAATCACGAACATCCTTGAATTTTTCAAAATTATATTCTTTAGCCAATGCGGGAGACACTTGCTCTAGAAAAGAATATAAATTCAAAGAGACTCCACAGTTATGACACTTGTAAAAATAAGTATCTTTACTGCTAAAGAAATAGCCTCTGGCTTTATTTTTATTCTGTGAAGAATCACCACATATCTTACATCTACAATTTGCTAGATCATCATCCTTCCACTTGAACTTTTCAAGTTGCGAAGAAACCATATTGATAAATTTTTTATCGATATAAAGACTCATCAAAAATTCCAGTTTGATACATTAATTTTATCTGTACTTATTTTTGACTTTGAAAAGAAATCTTCAGGGTTTGATTTTTTGATCTCTGTGCTGTTTTCATCAACATCATATAGTTTCATTTTTGCTCGGTTGATTCCGACAATAAATTTTCTGTTTTGATAAGTGTCATTATATCTGTTTTTCAACTGCTTCACCATCACCTGATTCAGACTTTCCAATTCTTCGGTGCTAATCAATGCAAACATCAAATCGGATGTGGCTGGCAAACCAAATGATTCTGAAGTATTCGTCAAATCAGGATCTGAGTTTGAATATCCCTCCCTATTAGTCTGTGTCGCCGTAAAAACAGGAACATTATATTCAACAGCAAGTCCTCTTAATTCCTCAGCAATGGATTTAACAATTGTGTATGAATTTGCATTGGATGATGATCTAATCCTTACAGAAGAGCAGATGTTTAGATAATCGATAAAGATGATGTCTGGCTTGAACTTCTTCTTCAACCATAATTCATCAAGCAAGAATCTAAAATGATTTGCATTTGCTGTTGCTGTAGGATATTCTTTTATGATCAATCTTCCCTTAAAACCACCACACATATTAAGAATTTTCTTCTCATATGCAAGTTTTGGTAGTTGCTTTAATTCATCCATGGTAACATCTAGAATATTTGCATCGATTCTTTCTGCAATTTTTTCCTCAGACATCTCACATGTGATATACAAAACATTTAAATTTTGTTTCAAACAATTAGCAGCATGATGGCACAGAAACAAAGACTTACCAACGCCAGTTCCAGCCATTACTACAGACAATGTTTTCGAAGAAACACCACCCCGTGTGATCGCATTAAAATAATGAAGATCGAATGGAATTTTCTTTTCCACAGCATGATAAAAATCATATCTCTTCATATAATCTTCAACATAGTCATGTCCTATGTTTGAATCGAAAGACACAGACAATGCTTTGGCTAGAATATCTGGAATTGCAGTTTGTGGAACACTTTCATTTTTACCATCAAAGATATTAATCGACTCGACAATCGCATTGTATACCGCTTTGTCTTTACAAAACTTTTCAGTTTCATCACAAAGCCAATCGTATAAATCCTCTTTCTTTGGTTCAAAGATTTTATCTATTGAACTGTTAATTTCTTGTACTTCCCTTTCAGATACTCCTGTTAGAGACTCAGCCGCCACAAGCAAGGATTCCTTGTTTGGCAAATCATTATATTCAATGATAAAAGAATTGATCAGACTATAGATTTTCTTCTCGACTACATTGTGAAAATATTCCGTTTTTAGGAACGGAATAACTTTTCTAGCATACTTGTCGTTGTGACAAAGATTATGCAATATGATCTTTTCAATATTCATGATCCGTATTTAAATTCTTTATTAGCAGCCTCTTCAAGTTTCTTCATTACATCTTCTGTAAAATACTTTGATGGATTCTCGTAGATGTTTTTTTCAAATGCAGAAGATCCATCTGGTAATGAGATTCTGGTTCCATTCTTTACAAAGATACCAGAATCTAGAGCCAAGTCAACCAAGCCATAATAAGAATCCAATCCAGTTTCATAATTTAACTTTACGGTGATGGTCTTGTTTTCCTTTGTGAACCTAGACTTGTAGAGTTTACAGGTGATGAGATTTCCAACAATATCTCCATCGTTGTCTTTGTCTTTCT